TAATCCGGAACCGCCCAGTCCAGCCCTGCCAGACCGAGCAGACTTTCGACAAAGCCCGTCACCTGCCGCAACGGCATGCCAAACTGCACTTTCAGCGTCAGGCAAGCCTGGATGGCCGCATCGCTGTAAGCTTGCTGGCGGCCTCGTTTGCCGCTCGGAGGCGGCGACCAGATCATCGACGGATCAAACCAGATCGTCAGCGAGCCACGTCGCTTCAGGGCAGAATTATAGGACGACCAGTTCGTGGTCTTGTATCTCGTCGGGGTCCAGCTGCTCATGCCCAAAGGTATCACGCTGGATTCGCAAGATGAATCCCGTCAGCCATTTGCGCAACAAAGCCTACGTCTAGCACCACGAGTCGGCGAGCCGCAGATAAGAGCCAAGCGCAGCGGCACGGCAAACGGAAGCGTACCCAACAGCAGTTTCAGGACCCGACCGCTGATGAACCTCTCGGAATTGATGACCTGGTGCGAAAACTGTCACGTCTCGGGCGCGTCACGCGGCAAGGAGATTGAGATTTGGAATTTCGCATCGCCGATACCTTCACCGACAGCCTCGCCCGTCTGACTGCGCAAGAGCAGAAGGCGGCCAAGACGACCGCGTTTGACCTGCAACTAGACTCAACCTCGAACGGGCTGTCCTTCCACAAGCTCGACCGCGCCAAGGACAAGAATTTCTGGTCGGTACGGGTGAATGCCGACATCCGGATCATCGTGCATCGGACACCCGCCAGCGTCCTGCTGGTCTATGTCGATCACCATGATGACGCCTATAAATGGGCCGAACGGCGCAAGATCGAGCGTCACCCGACCACCGGCGCGATGCAACTGGTCGAGGTGCGCGAGCGGGTTGAAGAGGTCGAGATCTTCAAGCCGAAGGACGTGATCGCCACTCCGGAGGCGATCACCAAACCCGACGCCCTCCTCTTCGACAACCTGCGCAAGTTCGAGCTGATGGCCTTTGGTGTGCCCGAGGAATGGGTGAACGATGTCCGCGCTGCGACCGAGGACACGCTGTTCGACATCATCGAGCATTTGCCGCAAGAAGCGCAGGAAGCGCTACTGAAACTCGCCGTGGGCGAGAAACCGCAGCCGCCCGAACCTGTGCCGGCCGAAGCTGATCCCTTTGCCCATCCCGACGCCCAGCGCCGTTTCCGCGTGCTGACCAATGCCGAGGAACTGAAGCAGGCGCTGGATTATCCTTGGGACAAATGGGCGGTGTTCCTGCACCCGGCCCAAGCCGACCTCGTCGAGCGGAACTTCTCGGGTCCGGCGCGGGTTTCGGGCTCGGCCGGGACAGGAAAAACCATCGTGGCCCTACACCGGGCGGTCCATCTCGCGCGCGCCAATCCTTCCTCCACCGTTCTGCTGACCACGTTTTCAAAGCCGCTGGCGAATGCTCTGCGCAGCAAGCTGATCAGCCTTGCGGGCAACGAGCCCCGAGTCTCGACCCGGATCGTCGTGAACGCAGTCTCGGCGGTTGGCTATGACCTCTATTCCGAGCGGTTCGGGCAGCCCCAGATTGCCCCTGCCTCCCTGATCAAGTCGCTGATCACCAAGGCCGCTGCCGAGGTCGAAGGGCACCGGTTCTCGACCCATTTCCTGATCGGAGAGTGGAACGACGTCGTCGATGCCTGGCAACTGCGCTCCTGGGAAGAGTATCGTGACGTGTCTCGGCTGGGCCGAAAAACGCGAATCGGTGGCAAGCAGCGCGAAGCCCTGTGGTCCATCTATGAGCGGGTCCGTGCAGGGCTGGCAGAGCGGGGTGTTGTGACCTGGTCGGATATCTTTGGTCGCCTGGCGGACAGCTTCATCCAGAGCGAATCACGGCCCTTCGACTTTGCCGTGATTGACGAGGCACAGGATCTGGGTGTCGCCGAAGCACGCTTCTTTGCCGCGATGGCGTCCGGGCGCAATGATGGGCTCTTCTTTGCGGGAGATCTTGGACAGCGCATCTTTCAGCAGCCATTCTCGTGGAAGGCGCTTGGCCTTGATGTTCGCGGCCGCTCTCACACGCTGCGGATCAACTACCGCACGTCGCACCAGATCCGAACCCATGCTGATCGGCTTCTTCCCTCAACCGTTTCGGATGTGGACGGCAATACAGAAGGGCGGCGTGGCACGGTGTCCATGTTCGACGGACCGCCACCCATGGTGTTGGCCTGTAGCGATGTCGATCACGAATGCCGCGCAGTTGCAGGCTGGATCTCGGATCGCCTGAAGGAGGGCAGTACGCCTCACGAAATCGGCCTCTTCGTGCGATCAAACGCGGAACTGAAACGTGCACGCACTGCGGCGAAGGCAGCGGGCGTTCGGTTTGTCGAGCTGAATGAGAAGATCGAAGTAGAGGACGGCGCAGTCGCAATCAGTACGATGCACTTCGCCAAAGGACTCGAGTTTCGGTCTGTAGTGGTCATGGCCTGCGACGACGAGGTGATCCCGGAATCCGAGCGGATCGAGTCCGTTGCCGATGACGCCGACCTCGAGGAGGTCTACAATACCGAAAGACACCTGCTCTACGTGGCCTGCACGAGGGCCAGAGATCACTTGCTGGTCACGGGCGTTGCCCCGGTATCGGAGTTTGTCGACGACTTCCTCGAGGATCGCTGAGCAAAGCAGCAGCCTCCCCCCTCGGCATGGTTCCTCCCCGGCGCTGACCCTCTACGGGGGGGCGCAGCGCGGCATTTCGCTAGCGACAGGCAGTTTCACCGGGGAATCCAGGCGGAAGCCACCTGCCGCGCGGCCTTCGGAAAAGCGACTCATTATCAAAGGCTTGCGGAATCACGATCGGGACTCGCTGGATTCTTTTGCGGAATCCAGGGAAGCCAGTTCGGGGAAGCTGACCTGCCACTGAACTTTCATCCAACGGCGACCTGAGCCCGGTTTTTGTTTACGCCTGTTGGCGCGGGTTGAGCAATCGCCCGGCGCGCGGAGCTTTCATCTCGCGCAGCGGGTCGGGCGATTGCGGCGGTCAGGGTCCGCGCGTAGTCAGCCGGGGCCTGGTAGTCCAAGGCCGAGTGCGGGCGTTCGGTGTTGTAGTCGGCAGCCCAGGCGGCGATCACGATACGGGCATGGGCCAGGTTGCGGAACATGGTCTCGTTGAGCAGCTCGTCCCGCATCCGCCCGTTGAAACTTTCCACAAATCCGTTCTGCATCGGCTTGCCCGGGGCGATGTAATGCCACTCAATGTCGCGATCGGCGGCAAAGGTTAAGATCGCGTTACTGGTCAGTTCGGTGCCGTTGTCAGAGACGATCATCCCGGGCTTTCCGCGGCGTTCGATCAGGGCGGCCAGTTCTCGCGCCACGCGCCGCCCCGAGATTGAGGTGTCCGGGATCGCCGCCAAACATTCCCGGGTCACGTCATCGACGATGTTCAGCACCCGGAATCTTCGCCCGCAATCGAACTGGTCATGGACGAAATCCAGCGACCAGCGTGCATTGGGCCGCGCCTCGACCAGGATAGGGGCCCGTGTTCCGACCGCCTTGCGCCGCGCCTTCCGCTTGCGCACCGTCAGCCCTTCTTCGCGGTAGAGCCGATAGATCCGATTGATCCCCGAGGGCTCGCCCTCGCGGCGCAGCAATACGAACAAGCGCCGGTAACCGAACCGCCGGCGCTCGTTGGCCAAGTCCCGCAACCGACCGCGTAACGCCGTATCCGGCGCGCGTCGGGATCGATAGCGGATCATCGTTCGATCCGCGCCGACGATGTGACAGGCCCGCCGTTCCGAGAGGCCATGCTCGGCCCGAAGATACGCAACGGCTTCACGCTTCACGGCGGGCCCTACCACTTTTTTGCAACCAGGTCCTTCATCGCCGCCAGATCCAGCATCTGCTCGGCCAGCAGCTTCTTCAGCTTGGCGTTCTCATCCTCGAGCCCCTTCAGCCGCTTCGCCTCCGACACCGTCATGCCGCCGAACTTGGCCTTCCAGTTGTAGAAGGTGCCTTCCGACATGCCGTGCTTCCGGCACAGGTCAGCGCACTTCGCGCCTGCCTCATGCTCTGCCAGGATGCCGATGATCTGTTCGTCCGTGAATCTCGTTCGCTTCATTGTCCGTCCTCAAGTTGGGCCGGACTCTAATCGCATCTGGAGGAAAAATCCCGGGGCAGGTCAAAGCCACCCCGCCGGAAGCCAGCCAGTGGAAGCCACCCTCCAGGAAGTCGTTGAATCCGCGGTCATTTTCTATTTGACAGACCTGCCCCCGTTGACCTACCCCTTGATCATCGAAGAATTGCGCCCGGAGGAATCCCCTCGCGGGCGTTTTTGTTTTCCTGCCATTGCGGATCCCGATCCTGATGCAGCCCTTTCCGGCCGCGCGTCTCGGCATGACCGCCCTTCCCCCGGATGAGACCCACCCCATGGACCTGGTGTTTTCACCAAGCCAGATCGAGACCTGGCCTCTCGACCGGCTGCGCCCCTATGCCCGCAATGCCAAGATGCACGGCACCGACCAGGTGGCCAAGATCGCCGCCAGCATGGCGAAATTCGGCTGGACCGTGCCCTGCATGGTGGCCGATGACGGCGAGCTGATCGCGGGCCATGGCAGGGTGCTGGCAGCCACCATGCTTGGGCTGACCGAGGTGCCGGTGATCCGGCTGGGCCATCTCGACGAGGCCGAGCGCCGGGCCTACCGGATCGCCGACAACAAGCTCACCGAACTGGGCGAGTGGGACGAGGCCATGCTGCGCGACGAGATCGCTGGGCTGTTGGCCGAGGATTTCGACCTGACGCTCTTGGGCATCAGCGACGATGACCTCGACGCGCTGCTGCGCGATCCCGAGGCGCTGGGCGGCGATGATCCGGTCGAGGGCGAGGACGATGTGCCCGAACCGCCGGTCACGCCGGTGTCGGTGCCGGGCGACCTGTGGCAGCTGGGCCCGCACCGGCTGATCTGCGGCGACAGCACCGCGGGTGATGTGGTCGGGCGGTTGCTCGGCGATGTGAAGCCGCTGCTCATGGTCACCGATCCGCCCTATGGCGTGGAATACGACCCAAGCTGGCGCAATCAGGCGGGCGCGGCGAAGACCCGGCGCACCGGCAAGGTGCTGAACGACGACCGCGCCGACTGGCGCGAGGCATGGGCACTGTTCCCCGGCGACGTGGCCTATGTCTGGCATGGCGCGCTGCATGCAGCGACCGTTGCCGACAGCCTGGTGGCGGCGGGTTTCGCCATCCGCTCACAGATCATCTGGGCCAAGGATCGCCTCGTCCTCAGCCGCGGCGATTACCACTGGCAGCACGAACCCTGCTGGTATGCGGTGCGCGCCAAGGGCAAGGGTCACTGGGCCGGCGACCGCAAGCAGACCACTCTGTGGCAGATCGCCAATCGCGATCAGGACGCGGACACCGTGCACGGCACCCAAAAGCCGGTCGAATGCATGCGCCGCCCGATTCTGAACAATTCCAGCCCCAGCCAGGCGGTCTATGAGCCCTTCATGGGATCCGGCACCACGCTGATCGCGGCCGAGACCACGGGGCGGGTCTGCTTCGGCGTCGAACTGAACCCGACCTATGTCGATGTCGCCGTTGAACGCTGGCAGGCCTTCACGGGCGAGGAGGCGGTGCTGGCGGAAGCCGGCGAGAGTTTCGCCGCCCTCAAAGCCAAGCGGCTGGCGGCATGAACGCGCCCCTCCTGCCCGGGCGGATCGAGCATTGGTCGCTCGCGCGCCTGCGGCCTTACGCCCGCAACGCCAAGATTCATGACGCCGACCAAGTGGCGAAGATTGCTGCCAGCATGGCCGAGTTCGGCTGGACCGTGCCCTGCCTTGTCGCCGCCGATGGCGAGTTGATCGCGGGTCATGGCCGTGTCCTGGCGGCCGCGCAGCTGGGGCTGGCCGAGGTGCCGGTCATCGTGCTCGGCCCTCTGACCGAGGCGCAGCGGCGGGCCTATCGCATCGCCGACAACAAGCTGACGGAACTGGGTGGGTGGGACGAGGCCCTGCTGCTCGAGGAACTGCGCGGGCTGATGGCCGACGACTTCGATCTCGGCCTGATCGGCATTCCCGAGGATGAGCTGAACGCGCTGCTGCACACTGCCGATGACGACCGCGCGCCGATCGACGATGACACGGCCGACAGCATCCCCGAGGCCCCGGCCGAGCCGGTCACCCGCCCCGGCGATATCTGGCAGATCGGGCATCATCGGCTGATCTGCGGCGATGCCACCGACCCTTCCGTGGTCGCGCGGCTGATGGTGGGTGCGCAGGCGTCGCTGCTGTTCACTTCCCCGCCCTATGCACAGCAGCGCGATTATGGCGCAGCCAAGGAAAAGATCGGCGATTGGGATGCGCTGATGCAGAGCGTCTTCGCCGCCGCGCCGGTCAGCGCCGATGCCCAGCTGCTGGTCAACCTCGGCCTTGTCCACCGCGATGGCGAATGGATCCCCTATTGGGAAGGCTGGATCGACTGGATGCGCGCGCAGGGCTGGCGGCGCTTTGGCTGGTATGTGTGGGACCAGGGGCCCGGCCTGCCCGGCGACTGGAACGGGCGGCTTGCCCCCTCACACGAGTTCATCTTCCACTTCAACCGCGCGCCCCGCAAACCCAACAAGACGGTCCCGTCCAAACACGCGGGCGAGATCCTCGGCGGCGGCGGGCTGCGCGGCGCCGACGGTCGGGTGAACGCCAAGACCGGCGCCGGCAACGCCATCCAAAGCCACCGTATCCCCGACTCGGTGCTCCGGATCATGCGCCACAAGGGCGGGCTGGGCGCGGCGGGATCGCATCCGGCCGTTTTCCCCGTGGCGCTGGTCGAGGCCGTGCTGGAAGCCTTCACCGATCCGGGCGATCTGGTGTTCGAGCCGTTTTGCGGCTCCGGCACCCAATTGGTGGCCGCCGAACGCGCCGGGCGGCACTGCTTTGCGGTGGAACTGGACCCCGCCTATTGCGACGTCGCAGTACGGCGGTGGGAGCTGGCGACGGGACGGAAGGCCACAATGGCCACGAATTGACGCCCCGGAGGAAGTGCCCGAGTGACTGCTATGCGGACGAAGCGGTCATTCGAGCGGTGATCTGAGGAGGCCGCAAACTGCGCTGAGGTGCCTGTGTAGGCGAAAGTCTGTGTGCGGGACGGAGGCGCATCCGACAGCTTGCCGCTTTGGTCTAGTACAAGTCCTTGTGCGTCATGATATTCTGAAACCCGTGAGTGGCAGGAAAAACCAAGTGCTGTGTATACTGGTAAGACGAATCGGCTAGCGCCCGAGGCGATCGGTCGAAGCGGTTGCGCTGCCGCTATTCTTAACTGGAAATTTTTCGGCACAACTGCCACGAAAAAAGAAACCATGATTAGAAACTATTCTGATGTTATTGTTGCGGTCTCGGCCGCTCTAGTTGCGGTCGGCGCGACGTTTGAATCATGGATCGGACTACCCCTATGGCTCCGTCTTGTCACAATTGCTGTCGTCGGCGTACTTGTCGTTTGGTTCTCCGCACCCAGATTCCTGCCCGCCATTCCTGAGCAAACCGCCGGTTTCCGGCCTCCGAACGCTGCAAAGGCCGAACCGAGCAAGAAGAAATGGATACCCGCAGCAATAGTATTTTTTCTGATTAGTTGCGCCCTTGGTGGAATGGCGTGGCTGTCAACTGCACGGCTTGCGATTGTCGCCACGTCTTTCAAACGCGGCGATAGCGCCTATCTCAAACTTGAACCCGCCTATGTTTCATCTGATGTGATTGTTAATCTCAGGAGCGGCTGCGAGTACTCTGAACAGTCAGCAAGAGTAATTCGAATAAACGAAACCCTGTCGAACGAGCAGCTTCTGGTCTCTGGTTTTTCAGGCGGTCAACTGGTCGAAATAAACTGCACCTCCAGCCGCATCTTCGACGCTCGCGACATCGAGATCAGTAAAGGAAATGCGTCTTTGATGTTTGCGGCGGAGCGAACGAAGCTAAGATTTATGGTCGTACTAGGAGGACTTTTGCTATGGGTATTCGGATTGTTGCGTTTACGGGCCTTGTAGCTTTCTCTTGCGCGCATTCTGCAAATGCGCAGAACTGGCACCCGGGAAGCGTGGTTGATCGTACATCAAACGCAGGTATTGAGGCGGAAGTTTCTGCTTGGAGTCCGGCCACGAAGTGGGTGAAAGACGCCAATCCTTGTCCGCTACTTGATGGTGAGCTTGTTGATTCGACTCAATCCACTGGCGGCGAATTCCAAGTCGGAATTCCATCAGATCGATCACTATATTCTGTTGTCTACTGCAGTAACGATTACCATCCGGCGATTATGATCCATCTGAGGAACGGCCCATCGGGAAGCCCAACCTCCCCTCGCCCTATGAGATTGCAAGGGATTTCCAATGATGTGGTTGCAATCGACGCAACGGATCTGGCGATTTTTGCTCTGAACCAACTTGCTTATCTGCGAAGCATTGATCCCGAGAGCTTTGATTCCGCGATGGGCGACTATGCCGAATTGATCGCAGAGATCGACGGTACCTCGGCGGAAGCCTTTTCCAGTTTGTCCGCTGTTGTTGCTAGCTGGGCGACCGAGTTCTAAGTGGAGCCATCTCTCGATCTTAGTCGCAACATCTGAAGTCGACATTCACCGCGCATGCAGGATAAACGACGGGGGAACAACCCAGTCTTTTGACGAACGAGTGGTATGTGAGCGTTTGCCCGTAGATTGCGCCTACGGCATCGGTAGCAATGGGCTCTTCGCGACGTCAACAGATCCGATAAACTGTCCCCCGACCCTCGACCTTTTCCGTAGTGATGGACAGGCCCAGCTTCTTCTTCAGCCCGCCCGAGATCATCCCTCTCGCGCTATGCGTCTGCCAACCCGTCGCTTCGACGATCTCAGCAATGCTGGCACCCTCGGGGCGCTGCAGCATGGCGATGATCTGCGCCTGCTTGGTGCCAGCGCGGATGGCGACGGGTTTCGCGGTGCCGGCCGTCTCAGACGCCGGCGTCGGTTTCACCTTGCGCGCGCTGGCAACGGCGCTGTCAGCATTCGGCTCGATGCCGATGACCTCCAGCCCGGCCTCGGTGGTGATCAGCGTGGTGCCATGGCCATCGCCGGTCTCGCGCCAGACCGGTTCGCCGCGGCGCAGATCGGCTTCGACCTCCTCGAGCCACCCATGGGCCATCATCCGCCCGACAGCCATCTTCGCGGCGGCCCCGGCCAGCCCCTTGGGCAGCGGCAGGGCCAGATTGCCGGGGCGGGCGGCGGCGCGGGTCAGGATCAGCCGCTGAGTCTCAGTGAGGGCGGTCATTCTGTATATTCCCCTTCGTGGAAGGCGGCGTCGGTGATCTGGCAGAGCAGGCTGGCGTAATGTTCGAGTGTGCCGACATGGCCCCAGTTCACCTCGTCGGGGCTGGCGATGAAGTGGTCGGCGCTGAGGGCGGCGATACGGGAAATCATGGCGTCAATCTCGGCCTTCTTCGTGATGAAGGCGGCGAGGGCGGCGTCGCGGTTGCGTTCGGCTCTCTCGGTGCGGGTCATGGGCTGGCGTCCTTGGGGCTGGGTTGCATCTCTTCCGTGCCATCAGAATCGCTCTACCGTGAAGTGTAATCAACTGAATAAACAGCAATATCATTGCTTTGATCGGATTGGACAGCGCCATGGAGGGAATGAGCGAACGCGAATACGCCGCCCATGCCGGCCTATCGCGCGGGGCGATCCAGAAGGCGCGCAAAAGCGGGCGGCTGGTGATCTATGGCGATGGGTCGATCAATGCTGCCGCGTCTGATGTGCGGCGGGCGCAAATGACCGACCCCGACCAGCAGCGCCGCAGTATCGGTGGTGATTCCGGATTTTCCGGCCCAGCCGACAGTTCGTCCTATCTGAAAGCCCGCACCGCGCTGACCGTCTATCAGGCGCAGGAACGCCAGCTGGCGATCCAGAAGAAGAAGGGCGCGCTGGTCGACCGCGCCCGGGCGGAAACGCTGGTGTTTCGCCTCGCGCGGCAGGAACGCGATGTCTGGGTGACCTGGCCGGCCCGGGTGGCGGCATTGATGGCGGCCGAAGTGGCGGCGGAGGTGGAACAGCAATCCGGCGAACCGGTGACGATCGAGGCGGCGATCCTGCAGAGGGTGCTGGAAACCCATGTCAGAGCGCAACTCGACGCCCTCGCCGATCTCCGGGTTTCCCTCGGATAGCAACGATCTGACCGAAGGCCTCGACCTCGGCTTCGACGGCGCCGAGGACATCCTGCGGGTCTGGCGCAGCGGCATGCGGCCCGATCCGGACCTCACCGTGTCGGAATGGGCGGATGCGCATCGCTGGCTCAGCTCGCGCGCCGCAGCCGAACCGGGGCACTATCGCACCGCGCGCACACCCTATCTGCGCGGCATCATGGATGCGCTGTCGCCCAGCCACCCGGCGCAGCGGATCAGCTTCATGAAGGCGGCACAGGTCGGCGCGACCGAGGCCGGCAACAACTGGATCGGCTTTGTGATCCATCATGCGCCGGGGCCGATGTTGGCGGTGCTGCCAACCGTCGAAATGGCGAAACGCACCTCGCGCGGCCGGATCGACCCGCTGATCGCCGACAGTCCGGCCTTGCGCGAAAAGGTCAGCCCGGCCCGGTCGCGCGACGCCGGCAATTCGATGCTCTCGAAGGAGTTCCCCGGCGGCATTCTGGTGCTGACCGGGGCGAACTCGCCGACTGGGCTGCGCTCGATGCCGGCGCGTTACATCTTCCTCGACGAGGTAGATGCCTATCCGGCCTCGGCCGACGAAGAAGGCGATCCGGTCACGCTGGCCGAGGCGCGCACCACCACCTTCGCGCATCGGCGCAAGGTGTTCATGGTCTCGACGCCGACGATCCGGGGCCTGTCGCGCATCGAGCGCGAGTTCGAGGCCAGCGACCAGCGGCGCTATTTCGTGCCCTGCCCGCATTGCGGTCATATGCAATGGTTGCAGTTCGAGCGGCTGCGCTGGGCGAAAGGCCAACCCGACACCGCCGCCTATCATTGCGAGGGCTGCGAGACACCCATCGCCGAGCATCACAAGACCCGGATGCTGGAGCGCGGCGAATGGCGGGCGACCGCCATGTCCGCCGATCCGCATGCCATCGGTTTCCACCTCTCGGCGCTCTATTCGCCCTTGGGCTGGAAGAGCTGGGGCCAGATCGCGCGGGAGTGGCTGGCGGCACAGGGATCGGAAGAGATGCTGCGCGCGGCGCGCAACACGCTTCTGGGCGAGACATGGGTCGAGTCGGGCGATGCGCCGGAATGGCAGCGGCTGGCGGATCGCCGGGAAGTCTATGGCGGCGCGCAGATCTCGGCGGGCGGCTTGTTCCTGACCGCCGGCGCCGACGTGCAGAAAGACCGGATCGAGGTCGATGTCTGGGCCTGGGGCCGGGGTCTGGAAAGCTGGCTGGTCGATCACATCGTCATTCCGGGCGGGCCCGACAATCCGGCCTGCTGGGACAAGCTGACGGCGTTGCTCGGCCAGACATGGGCCTGCGCCAATGGCGCGGTGATGGTGATCGGCAAGCTGGCCATCGACACCGGCTATGAAGCCCCGGCGGTCTATGCCTGGGCGCGCAAGGCAGGGTTCGACCAGGTCGCACCGGTCAAGGGTCTGGAAGGCTTCAACCGCTCGGCCCCGGTGTCGGGCCCGACCTTCGTCGATGCCACTATCGGCGGCAAGCGATTGCGGCGCGGCGCACGGCTGTGGTCGGTGGCCACGGCGACGTTCAAGACCGAGACTTATCGCTTCCTGCGCATCGAACGGCCGAGCGACGAAGACCGCGCGGCTGGCATGCTGGACGCACCCGGCACGATCCACCTGCCCGGCTGGGCCGATACCGAATGGCTGAAGCAGCTGGTGGCCGAACAGCTGGTGACCGTGCGCAACAAGCGCGGCTATGCCCATCAGGAATGGCAGAAAATGCGCGAGAGGAACGAGGCTCTGGACTGCCGGGTCTATGCCCGCGCCGCCGCCTGGATCATGGGCGCGGATCGCTGGGACGAGGCCACCTGGCGGCGGCTTGAGGCGCAGGCCGGGGTGGCGACCCGCCTGCCTGCGGCCAACCCGGTTGATGCCACACCACCCGATCCGGCCCGGCCCAAGGCCGGAACCCTGACCACGCCGCGCCGGAAGCGGCGGGCCTATACCCCGAACTTCATGAGGGACTGATGGACCTGGAACGTATGCAGGCCCTGCTCATCGCGCTGCAGGAAGCCCGCTTCGCCGGGCTGCGCAGCGTCAGCTATGACGGCAAGACCGTGACCTATGGCTCGGACGCGGAACTGGCGGCGGCGATCCGGGATCTGGAAGCCCGCATCGCGGTGGCCAGCGGCGCCTCTGCACGTCGCCGCCGCTGGGGCACGGTCGCGGCGAAGGGGTTGTAAGCCATGGTGTTCGACGCCTTCCGCGCCCGCCTCGGCACGATCATCGGCGGGTTCGATGCCGCGCAATCGCATCGCCGCCTGCGCAGCTTCCGTGCCAGCCGCGCGCATGTGAACACGCTGATCGCCGCCTCCGGCGAGACCATCACCGCCCGGGCGCGCTGGCTGGTCAGGAACAACGGCTATGCCGCCAACGCCGTCGATGCCTTCGCCAACCATGTCGTCGGCGACGGCATCAAGCCCTCGTCGAGGATCGCCGACGCTGCCTGGAAGGAGGCATTGCAAAAGCTCTGGCTCGACTGGACCGACGAGGCCGATGCAGAGGGGCTGACCGATTTCTACGGCATCCAGCGCCGGGCGGCGCGCGAGGTGTTTCTGGCCGGCGAGGTCTTCCTGCGCATCCGCACCCGTCGGCCCGAAGACGGGCTCACTGTGCCGATGCAGCTGCAGATGCTGCCCTCGGAAATGCTGCCGATGGACATGAATCGTAGCCTGCCCGGGTCGGGGTCGATCCGGGCAGGGATCGAGTTCGATGGCATCGGGCGGCGGGTGGCTTATCACTTCCTGCGCCGCCACCCGGGCGACCTGACCGATCCGGGGCTGGCGGGCGAAACCGTCCGGGTTCCGGCCTCGGAGGTGATCCACATCCTCGATCCGGTCGAGGCAGGCCAGCTGCGCGGCGTCTCGCGCTTTGCCGCCGCCGTGGTGAAGCTCTTCACCCTCGATCTCTACGACGATGCGGAACTGGAGCGGAAGAAGACCGCCGCCATGTTTGCGATGTTCATCACCTCGCCCGCCCCCGAAACCGCCCTCGACCCAGCCGAAGACGATCTCGAGGTCGAGCCGGGCCAGGTGGTGCGGCTCGACCCGGGCGAGGACGTGACCACGCCCTCGACGCCGGACTCGGGGTCAACCTATGAGCCCTTCCAGTACCGCACGCTGCTGCAGATCGGCGCGGCGCTGGGCGTGCCCTATGGCTATCTGACCGGCGACACCGCGAAGGGGAATTTCTCCAACACCCGCATCGCGCTGATCGACTTTCGCCGCCGCATCTCGGCCTTCCAGCACTCGGTGATGGTCTACCAGCTTTGCCGGGCGGTGTGGACGCGCTGGATGGACATGGCGGTGCTGGCGGGCGTCCTCGACCTGCCCGGTCATGGGCGGGATCGGCGCGCATCCCTCGCCTGCGACTGGCTGCCGACCAAATGGGACTGGATCGACCCGGCCAAGGATGCGGCGGCGGAAATCCTGCAGATCGAGGCGGGGCTGAAATCCCGCAGCCAGGCCATCGCCGAGCGTGGATTTGACGCCGAACAGGTCGACCGGGAAATCGCCGCAGAACGCCAGCGGGAGGCGGAGCTGGGACTCGACTTCCGGCGGCCGGGATCACCGGCGCAGGCGGCTGGTCGCGGCTCTGGGACGGGCGACACGGAAGACCAGCAGGCCGACGCGCAGGACAATGACAATCAGGACGATGAGGGCGAGGACCGGAAACCCCCGCGTCCGGAGGAGGGATGATGCACCACATGCAAATCGCCCAGCGCGTCTTCAACACGCCGCTGATGGTCGATCCCGCCAAGGCGCTGGCCTTCCTCGCCGGCCTCGGCCCCCGGATCACCGGCAGCGAGATCAGCGTGGCAGGGCTGGAGATTGCAGCCGAGGATCAGGTTGAAGCCACCCTGCCCGCCCGCGCCTCGCTCTTCGGAGAGGACCTCGCCCAGCGCCAGGCGCGGAACGGCAGCCAGCCCTTTGCCGTGGTGAACGGCATCGCCGTGATCGAGATCGCCGGCACGCTGGTCCATCGCGGCGCCTGGATCGGGCAATCCTCGGGCTTGACCTCCTATGAAGGCATCGCGGCGCAGCTTTCGGCGGCGCTGGCTGACCTCGCCATTCGCGGCATCGCGTTGGATATCGACAGCTTCGGCGGCGAGGTGGCGGGGGCCTTCGATTTGGCCGACCGCATCCGGACGGCCCGGAGCGTGAAGCCGGTCCATGCCTTCGTCGCCGATCACGCCCTCTCCGCCGGCTATGCCCTGGCCTCGCAGGCCGATCGCATCATCCTGCCCCGCACCGGCGCGGTGGGCAGCATCGGCGTTGTCGCCATGCACAGCGACATGAGCGGGGCGTTGGATCAAAAGGGCATCGCCGTGACGCTGATCCATGCCGGCGCCCGCAAACTCGATGCCAACCCGTACCAGCCGCTGCCCGAATCTGTGCGCGCCCGGATCGCGGGCGAGCTCGAGGATCTGCGCCAGCTCTTTGCCGAGACCGTGGCCGAAGGTCGGGGCCAGCGCCTCGACACCCAACGCGCGCTGGGCACCGAAGCGGCCGTGTTCCGGGGCGAGGCGGCGGTCTTTGCCGGTCTCGCAGACGAGGTCGCCGATCCGGTCACCGCCTTCCGTGCCTTCGCCGCCGCGTCCCGCGGCACATCCACCCCCAGAGGAAAGGCTTTCCTGATGACCAATATTCCCGAAGACCATGCCGCACCAACCGCCGCGCCGGCCGCAAATCCTGCGCCGGCCGCCAGCCTCGCGCCGGAACCGGCGCCGAAACCGGCGGTCTCAGCGCCCCAGGCGGAAGCGGCACCCTCGCCCGAAGCCATCCGCGCCGAGGCGGCGGAAGTGGCGCAGGTCTGCGCGCAGGCCGCCCGCCTCGGCGTCAGCATCGACGCCGCCGATGCGCTGACGCGCGGCATCAAGCCCGAGGCCCTGCGCGCGAAGGTCCTGGCCGATCTCGCTGCTCGCAGCGATGCCGCCGGCATCATCGCCACCGCCCCAGCGGCCGGGGCGAAGGAAAGCCCCATCGTGGCGGCGGCAAGGAAATCGGCCGCAACGTCGCGCTGATCCCGGCCCCCGCGACGACAGCGGAAATTACCGTCGCGCAGATCGCCGCGCGCGCAGCGCAGCGCCCCACTCCTCATCAACCCGGAGACCGAACCATGGCCGTCCTGACGCAACCGCCCGGTATGGGCGATGTCCTCAAATACGAGCTCAACCCGAACTACACCCGCGAGGTGGTGACCCTGCTTGCCGGCGCCAGCTACCCGGTCGGCGCGGTGCTGGGGAAGATCACCGCCAGCGGCAAATACACCCTCTCGGCCGCCACCGGCGCGGACGGGGCCGAGACCGCCGTCGCGGTGCTGCTTTACGCCTCCGACGCCACGCTGGTCGACGCCACCGGCCTCGTCCTTGCCCGTGGTCCCGCCATCGTCTCCCGCGCTGGCCTCGTCTTCGACGCCAGCATCGATGACGGCACCAAGACCGCCGCAAAGATCACCGAACTGGCCAGCGCCGGCATCATTGCCCGTGACAGCGCCTGACACCGGTCACCCAGCCTGGCCCTGCCGCGCCTTCCCCTCATTCCCCGGAGTCTTCCCATGACCATCACCCGCAACCCGTTCGATGCCGGCGGCTATTCGCTGGCCGAGATGACGCAGGCGATCAATATCCTGCCCAATCTCTACACCCGCCTCGGCCAGATTGGGCTGTTCCGTTTCGAAGGCGTCAGCCAGCGCTCCGTCATCATCGAGCAATATGAGGGCATCCTCAGCCTGCTGCCCTCTGTGCCCCTCGGCGGTCCTGCGACCGTCGGCACGCGCGAAGGCCGGTCGATGCGTTCCTTCGCACTGCCATGGATCCCGCATGACGATGTGATCCTGCCGGCGGACATTCAGGGGGTGCCGGCGCTGGGGGTCTCGGACGCCGCCGATCCGCTGGTTGGCGTCATGAGCCGCAAGCTGATGCTGATGCGCCGCAAGCACGCCCAGACCCGTGAATACATGGAGATGAACGCCCTGCGCGGCATCGTGAAGGACGGCGCCGGGACGACCCTCTACAACTACTTCACCGAATTCGGCCTGACCCAGATCTCGGTGGATTTCCTGCTCGGCACCGCCGGCACCAATGTTCAGGGCAAGGTCCGCGAAGTGCTGCGCGCCATCGAGGACAATCTTTTGGGTGAGGCGATGACCTCTGTCCACGCGCTGGTCAGCCGCGAGTTCTTCGACAAGCTGATCAGCCATGCCAAGGTGGAAGAAGCCTACAAGTTCTATGCCGCCACCGGCGCCCAGCCCTTGCGCGAGGACATGCGGCGCAATTTCCCCTTCGCGGGCATCCTCTTCGAGGAATATGCCGGCGCGGTGACGCTCTCCACCGGCGCCCCAGAACGGTTGATCCCTGCAAGCGAAGGTATCGCCTTTCTCTTGGGAACCATGGACACCTTCACCACCTATGGCGGCCCGGCGAACCTGCTGGAGGCGGCCAATACCATGGGCCTGCCACTCTATGCCCGCCAGCATCTCGACGAGAAGGGCCGCTGGATCGACCTGATGACCGAAGCCTCAATCCTGCCGGTCAACAAGCGCCCCCGGCTGGCCGTTCGTCTGCACACGTCGAACTGACGGGCAACGCCCATGTCCGTCTTTGCCGCCGCCATGGACCGCATCTTCGCCCATGCCGCCATGGCGGTCCCCGCGCTCTGTATCTCGGCCAGCACGTCGGAGGAGCGCCCTATCCGGATTATCCCCCGCGCCCCGGATCGCGTCACCGATTTCGGCGCCGGCCGCTTTGTCAGCGATACGATGGCGGTGGATGTGCGCGTCGCCGACCTGCCGGAACCGCGACCGGGCGATCTGATCGTCATCGGCACGGACAGCCATGTCATCCAGGGAGAGCCACTGCGCGACCGCGAACGGCTGATCTGGACCTTGGACCTGCGACCAGCATGAAGCTGAAGCTCGAGATCACCGATATCGCCAGGCTGATGCAGGCGGAAATCGCCGCTGGCGAAAAGGCTGTGTCTGCCGCGATCAAGGATGCCGGCACCGGCCTCAAGACCGCCTGGCGCGGCCAGATCAGCGGCGCGGGGCTTGGCCCGCGACTTGCGCGCACCATCCGCTCCGAGACCTATCCGAAAGCGCGGCCCAGCCTGAACGCCGCCGCGCTGGTCTGGTCGAAGGCCCCGGTGATCATCTCCGCGCATGATACCGGACCCCTGATCCGGTCCCGGGGCGGGCTGTGGCTGGCAATCCCGACCGAGGCCGCCGGCAAGGGCCGGCGCGGCAAGCGCCCGACCCCGCAGAAATGGGAGGCCAGGACCGGGCTGAAGCTGCGCTTCATCCCCCGCCGAACCGGCCCCAGCCTGCTGGTCGCCGAGGGGCGGCTGAACAGCAAGGGTCGCGCCGTGGCATCCCGTTCAAAGACCGGGCGCGGGCTGACCAGCGTGCCGATCTTTCTCTTGGTCAGGCAGGTCAAGCTGCGCAAGCGGCTCGATCTGGCAAGGGAGGCGGAGCGGGCGGTGAATGGCCTGCCGGAGAAAATTGTGGCCGGATGGCTCGACGGAAAGGTCTGACCCTCCCTTACCTCGTCAATAACCCGCCTCGCGCTGATGGCGCACGGCCAATACCACCGCCGTTTCGCCATCAAACCGGTAGAGAGAAACGTAACCGCTGTCGCCAAAGGCGATGAGCCATTCACGGAATTCCGGCTCCATGTCCTCGACCGGTCGCCCGACGCCAGGTTGATCGCGCAGGATGTTCATGCCCTCGCGGATGGATTTGGCCGCACGGCGGGCGGCATCGGGATTCTTGTCGGCAAGGAAGCGGTAAAGCCGTTCGACATCTCGCAGTGCCGCGGGCGACCAGATCAGTTGTGGCATTCAGGAGCTGCCGCGTCTTCGCCTGCTTCCAATCTGGCGAGCCAAGCATCGGCTTCGTCATGGGTGACATGCTTGCCAGTCGCCTGATATTCCTGCCACGCCTGAAGCCCCGCCTGACGAAACGCCTCACGCTTCTCTTCGCGCTCGACGAACTGCGACACGGCCTCGCGCAGCATCCAATGGGTGGAGCGATCCTTCGCATCCGCCAGCCGCTTGAGGCGGTCGCGGGTATCCTGATCGAGCTTCACGGCAACGGGGCGGACGGCATTCATCGGGGCGGCTCCGAATGAGTATTCACAGGTATTACCTTTAGCATATCCGTGATGCCCGCAGAAGTCACAATCAAGCCAAGGCCTGAAAAATGCCCACCATCCGTGAAACCATCGTCGCCACGCTGCATGCGCGGCTGCTGCCGCTTGCCGCCACCGTCCTGCGTGACGAGGTGCTGCCAGAACGGATCCCGCCTTCGGGGCTGATCATCCTGCGTGACGGCGAGCCGGGGGAACCGGAAGTCACGCTGTCGCCGCTGCGCTACCATTACCAGCACCGGGCCGAGCTTGAGGTGATCGTGCAGGCCGGAACCGGCCGGGCCAGCGCCTTTGACGCACTGATCGCCGCCATTGGCGCAGCGCTGGCGGCTGACCGGACGCTGGGTGGGCTCTGCGACTGGGTCGAGCCGGAGGCCCCGGCCTCGGTCGATCTACCCGTCGAGGGCGCTGCGGCGCTGAAGGCGGCGGTGATCACCGTCGTGTTGCATTACACCACCACCGGCCCCCTGGCCTGACTCCCCACATTGACAAGAGGTTCCCCATGGCACGCGCACAAGGCGCGCGGTCGCAACTCGCGGCTGCGTTCGAGACTGTCTATGGCACGGCCCCGGCCGGCGGCTTCACCCGCATGCCCTTCGCGGCATCCACGCTCAGCGCGGAACAGCCCCTGCTCAGTTCGGAACTGCTGGGCTATGGCCGCGATCCGCTGGCCCCGGTCAAGGATGCGATCACCGCGGATGGCGATCTGACCATCCCCATCGATGCCGAGGCGTTCGGCTTCTGGCTCAAGGCCACCTTCGGTTCCCCCGTCACCACCGGGGCCAGCCCCGGCCCCTACACGCACAATTTCGAGACCGGCAACTGGACCTTGCCCAGCATGGCGATCGAGACCGGCATGCCGGAGGTGCCGCGCTTCGCCATGTATTCCGGTGTCATGGTCAACCAGCTTAGCTGGACCATGCAGCGCTCGGGCCTGCTGACCGCCAGCGCGCAGCTTGTGGCGCAGGGTGAGGCGGTCGCCAGCACTTCGCAGGCGGGAACACCCACCGATTACGATTTGCGCCGGTTCGGGCATTTCAACGGCTCGATCGAGCGCGACGGGGTGGCGCTGGGCAACGTGATCTCGGCCCAGATCACCTATGCCAACAATCTCGACCGGATCGAGACCATCCGCAACGACGGCATGATCGACGGCGCTGATCCGACCATCGCCGCGCTGACTGGTCAGATCGAAGTTCGGTTCGCCGACATGGTGCTGATGAACCAGGCCATCGCCGGGACGCCTTGCGAGTTGGAATTCGCCTACACGCTGGCTTCCGGCGAGAGCCTGACCTTCACCGCTCATGCGGTCTATCTGCCCCGTCCCCGCGTCGAGATCAGCGGGCCGCAGGGGGTGCAGGCCACCTTCGACTGGCAGGCCGCGCGCGATCCGATCACCAGCCGCATGGCGACCATCACCCTTGTCAACAGCATCGAGGAATACTGATCCATGATCCGCCTGAACCTCTCGACCGCCCCGCGCTGGATCGACCTTCTGCCCGGCCTGCGGCTGGAAGTCGCCCCCGTCACCACCGCCATCATGGCCTCGGCGCGATCCGATGCCAGTCTCGACAACCTCGACCCGGATGCGCCGAAGGAGGTGCTGGCCGTGGCGATGGCAAAGGCCGTCGCGCGCCAGGTGGTCACCGGCTGGGAAGGCGTCGGCGATGATGCCGGGGATCCCGTGGGCGTCACGCCCGAGGGCATCGACGCGCTGCTGGATATCTGGCCGGTGTTCGAGGCGTTTCAGGCCGAGGTTCTGGGGCCGCATCTGGTTCTGGATTCGGAAAAAAACGGCTCCGCGCTCTCGCCGAATGGCACTTCGGCGGGGGCGACCGATACTGCGAATCCTGCACCGGACGATGTGCTGACTGCCCACAGCGCCTGAACGCGCCCGAAACGCACGAAGGCTGGCAGGTCTGGGATCTGACCGGGCGTCTCAGCGGGCAGACACGAGCAATCCCCGGCGCGGTTCTCGGCTGGGATATGGGCGCGGCTCTGGAAATGGGCCGCGCCCTCGGCATTGCGCCGGTGGCGGTCGCCGAACTGCTGCCAGTGATCGAGGCCGTGATGATCCGAAAAACCAACGAACAGATCGAAGAGAGCGGCAGGGATGGCTGAGAAAAAAGTCTCCGTTCGGCTTGTGGCCGAGAACGGCCGGCAGGTCCGCGCGGAACTGGAAGGCGTCGGCGATGGCGGCGCGCGCAGCTTTCAGCGCCTGTCGGCCGAGGTGGACAATACCGGCGTCATGCTGCGCCGTCTCGCCAGGATCGCCGCCGGGGTGCTCAGCATCCGGCAGGTGGCGCAATATGCGGACACATGGACCGACCTGCGCTCACGCGTCGATCTGGCGACCGGGTCGCAGGAGCGCGGCGTGGCCGTCATGGACCGCCTCGCCCAGATGGCCCGGCGCACCTATTCCAGCCTCGAGCAGACCACCGAGTCGTGGCTGGCGAACAGCACCGCGCTGCGCGAACTCGGCCTCTCGACCCGCGAGAGCCTCGATTTCACCGAAGCGCTGAATAACGCCATGGTGGTCTCGGGCGCGAAAGCCGAGCGAGCGGCATCGGTCCAAAACGCGCTGTCCAAGGCGATGGCGCTGGGGTCGCTCCAAGGCGTCAATCTGAACACCGTGATCCAGACCGGCGGGCGGGTGGCGGAACTGCTGGCCGAGGAACTCGGCACCACGGTCTCGGGCCTGCGCGAAATGGGAAAACAGGGCCTGATCACCGGCGACGTGATCCGCACCGCGCTGGTCGGCAATCTCGAACTGCTGCGCGAGGAAGCCGACAGCATGCCCGCCACCATCGGCGATGCCTTCACCCTGATCGGCAACGCCGCCCTGCAACTGGTCGGCACCTGGGATCAGCTTCTGGGCGCATCTTCCATGGTCGCCGATGCCCTGATCCTTCTGGCCGACAACCTCGACCGGCTGGCGTCGATCGGGATTGCCTTCGCGGCCTTCATGGCCGGGCGCTGGGTTGCCGCTTTCGTCGCGGCGCGGCTGGCGACCTTCTCGCTCGCCACCGCTCTGACCGTCCTGCGCACCGCCATCATCCGCACCGGCATCGGCGCGCTGATCGTCGCGGCGGGCGAGTTAATCTATTAGTTTTCCTCACTGGTGAAATCGGTAGGCGGCATCGGCACCGCGTTCAAACTGCTGTGGGGTGTGGCGAAGGAGAGCGCTGGCCGCATCGGCCTAGCGTTCCAGGCGGCATTCGCCCTGCTAAGCGCGGCATGGGAGGGCTATCGCGCGCTGGTGTTCACGGTTCTGGATGCCATCGTGAAGGGCACGGTGACCGCCGTTGACCGATATATCGCGGTCTGGGCTGGCGCGTTCGAGTCGGTCAAGGCGATCTGGGGGGTGCTGCCCGGCACCATCGGCGATTTCGCCTTTCAGGCCGCGAACGGCCTGATCGCCGGCATCGAGGCGATGCTGAACGGCGTCGCCACCCGCATCAACAATTTCATCGGCGGCATCAACGCCGCCCTCGCCATGCTGCCGGAATGGGCCGTCGGCGAAGGGGGCGCGCAGATCGGCCTGCTGGACCCGTTCAACCTCGGCCGGATCAACAATCCCTTTGAGGGCGGTGCGTCCGCCGCCGGCGCTGCTGCCGCGGACGCCTTCGCGACGGCCTTCGATCAGACCTATGTTCGGTCCCCCGAACTGTTCGGCAATCTCGCAGATGAGGCGGCTGCGGCGGCCGCCGGATATCTGGACGCAGCGGGAGAACTCGCCGCCGCCACGGTCACGCCGCTGGAAAGCTGGCAGGCCCTGAAGGATGCCGTCATCGCGGTGGGCGAGAAAGGTGCGGATGCGCTGGATGACGCGGCCGATGCCGCCGACCGCGTGGCCGATGCGATGGACAAGACCAGCGGCGCTGCGGGCCGCGCGGGCACCGCCGGGCGCAAGGCGGGCAAGGACGCGAAGGACGGCGCGGACGAAGCTCTGCGAAGCTGGGATGCGGTGGCTAAATCGCTGGCCGACTATGCCGAGAAGGCGCGCAATATCGGCGGCGATATCGGCAACGCACTCGTGAATGCCTTTCAGAGCGCCGAGAACGCCATCGGCGATTTCGTGAAGAGCGGGAAGCTGAACTTCCGCGATCTGGTCACCTCCATGCTGGCCGATCTGGCCAAGCTGGGCGCGCGGCGATTTTTGCTCGGCCCCCTGGCTGGTGTTCTGTCCGGGTTCATGCCCGGCCTCGGGGGCATGTCAGCCAGCGTCATGCATTCCGGCGGCATGGTCGGCGCGGGCGGGTCGAGCCGCATGGTGCCTGCCATGGCCTTCGCCAATGCGCTCCGGATGCACAATGGCGGCTGGGCCGGCCTGCGTTCGGACGAGGTGCCTGCGATCCTGCAGAAGGGCGAGCGGGTGCTGTCCCGACGCGAGGCCGCCGGTTACGGCAATTCGGTCACCGTCAACATCACCGCCCGCGATGCTGAGTCCTTCCGGCAGTCACGCGCCCAGATCGGGGCCGATATCGCCCGCGCGGTCGCCATGGGCAGGAGAGGCATGTAATGGCGTTTCACGAGATCAGATTCCCGGACAATATCAGCCGGGGCGCGCGGGGCGGGCCGGAGCGGCGCACCCAGATCGTAGAGCTGGCCTCGGGCGATGAGGAACGCAACGCGTCATGGGCGAACAGCCGGCGGCGCTATGACGTGTCCTATGGCATCCGCCGTGCCGATGATCTGGCGGCGGTTGTCGCCTTCTTCGAGGCCCGGAATGGGCGGCTGCACGGGTTCCGGTTCAAGGACTGGTCGGATTACAAATCCTGCGCACCATCCGGCACCCCGGCTACGACAGATCAAGTGATCGGCACCGGCGACGGGACCGAGACAGCGTTCCAGATCGCGAAACGCTACACCTCCGGGGCGCAGTCATGGGTGCGGACGATCACCAAGCCCGTCGCCGGATCGGTGCGGATCGCGCTGGGCGGGGTCGAACAAGCTGCGGGCTGGGTGATCGATCCGGCCACCGGGATCGTCACCTTTGCCGCCGCCCCCGGCCCCGGCATCGCCATCACCGCCGGGTTTGAATTTGACGTTCCGGTGCGCTTCGACAGCGATGCGCTGGACGTGACCCTCAACATCGAGCGGCTCGGCTCGATCACCTCAATCCCGCTCGTGGAAATCCGCCGGTGATATCAGCCCTCGCCAATCAGCGCCCGCGCGTCCTTGATGCGCAGAAACAGCGTCATCGGCTCCAGCACCGTCTCGGCAAAACCGGCCCCGACATAAAATGCCTTGGCACGCTCGTTCAGGGCGTGAACCAAAATGGCCGCGATGCCGACCTCATGCGCCGCCGCCGTGATCCGCAGCACGGCATCGCGCAGCAGTGCCCGGCCGAGACCATTGCCCTGCTCAGACACATCCACCGCCAAACGCCCCAGAACGATGACCGGGATGGGGTCGGGCATATTCTGCCGCAGCCTGCGGGGTGCCAGATCGTGGCTGACCGATCCGGCCGCCAGCGCATAGAAACCGACGGCCCGCTGGCCCCGGCACAGCACATAGGCCCGCGACGCGCCAGACACCTGATTGGCGCGGGCTTTGCGCTTCAGCCAAGTATCAAGCGTCGTTGCCCCGGATGCGAAGCCGTCGATCAGATGATCGTCACTCAGCGGCACGGGCGCGCGTAAGGGCTGCATACCCTGCGTCATCTCTCCCATGGCGCGGGCGTGGCCAGCAGCTTGCCCAGCCGTTCATTCGGCGCAGGCGGTGCATCGAGCTGTGCCATGAAGGCGCTGAACTGCTCGGCATCCAGTCGGAATGCGGTGCGGTCGAGCAACGCATCCTCAGCCGCCTGTCGGCTGGCCTCCATCATGAACTCCGAGCGGTTCTTGCCAAGGGCTGCTGCGGCACGGTCGATCAGATCGCGGTCACGCGGGGTGACGCGAAGATTGATCAGTGAACGACGCGGGGCGTCCTCCTTGGATGTTACGGCGGCCATGGCGCGCCCTCCTGCGATGAATTGAACCATAATGTAAAGACACATGCTTTACATTTCAAGCTGCGACTGGACCAGACGATGAAAAGCCTCGCCCCTGACCTGCAATCGCATCTGGACGATGGCACAACGACGCTGGCGTGGTGCTGGCGGATTACCCGCGCCGACGGAATGACCCTCGGTTTTACCGATCATGACCGGGCGCTGGCCTTTGGCGGCACCGATTTCGAGCCGGAAAGCGGGCTGTCGGCTTCGGAGATCCGCGCCGGGTCCGATCTGTCGGCGGATTCGCAGGATGCAGAGGGCGCGCTGACCTCGGATCGGATCACCGAGACCGATATCCTCGACGGGCGCTGGGACAATGCGCTGGTCGAGGTCTGGCGGGTGAACTGGGAAGCCCCCGGCCAGCGGGTGCTGATCCGGCGCGGCTCGATCGGCGAGTTGCGGCGCGGGCGCGTGGCCTTCGTGGCCGAGGTCCGCAGCCTGGCGCATGTGCTGGGCCAGACGGTCGGTCGGGTATTCCAAGGCACCTGCGATGCCGCGCTGGGCGACTCCCGCTGTGGCGTGAACCTGAACGATGCCGCCTATACCGGGACCGGCGCGGTGGTCGATAGGGTCCGCGACCGGGCCTTCACGGCTTCGGGCATCGGCGGCTTCGCCAGCGGATGGTTCGCCTTCGGCTATCTCGAATGGACCTCGGGGCCGAACAGCGACCGGCAGGCCGAGATCATGCTCCATGAACTGGCATCCGGCATCGTCACCATCACGCTGCTGGAAGCGCCGGTGCGCCCCGTCGGAGGCGGCGATGCCTTCACCATCCGCGCGGGCTGCGACAAGCGCAGCGCGACCTGCACGGCGAAGTTCGCCAACATCCTCAACTTCCGCGGCTTCCCGAACATCCCCGGCCAGGACGCGGTGATCCGCTATGCCACCGCCGATGGCGGGCATGAAGGGGCGGTGCTGTGAGGCCCGCCAGCGCAAAGAAGGTGGTGGCCGCCGCGCGCGGCTGGCTGGGCACCCCGTATCACGATCAGGCCAGCGTCCGGGGCGTGGGCTGCGACTGCCTTGGCCTCGCCCGCGGCATCTGGCGCGAGGTGGTCGGCTCCGAGACGCTGCCGGTGCCGCCCTACAGCCGCGATTGGGGCGAGACCGGCACCCGCGAGGTACTGGCCGACAGCGCCGCGCGGGTGATGATCCGCATCGACCCAACTGATGCCGGTCCCGGCGCGGTGGTGCTGTTCAGGATGCGCGCCGGGGCCATCGTCAAGCATGTCGGGATCCTGACCGGCGAGGGCAGATTCATTCACAGCTACGAGCGGCTCGGCGTGATCGAGGAACCGCTCACCCCCGCATGGCGGCGGCGCATCGCCTTCGCCTTCCTGTTCCCGCGCCCGGCACCTGCCCGTCGCAAGAAGAAGTCTTGATCCATGGCAACCATTGTTCTCGGCGCGGTCGGCACCGCCATCGGCGGCGGATTCGGCGGCGCGGTTCTGGGGCTGTCCGGCGCGGCCATCGGCGGCATGATCGGATCCGGCATCGGCTCGATGGTCGATAGCTGGATCGTCTCGTCCCTGATGCCGGGCCAGCGCATCGAGGGGCAGCGCATGGACAGCCTGCGCATGGTCTCGGCGACCGAGGGCGTGGTGATCCCGCGCCTTTACGGGCGGATGCGCATCGGCGGCAACATCATCTGGGCGACCGATTTCCGCGAGGAAGTGAACACCCATCGTCAGGGCGGCGGCAAAGGCGGCGGGCCGAAGGTCACCACCACTGAATACCTCTATTACGCCTCCTTCGCGGTGGCGCTGTGCGAGGGCTCCGAAGCCGGTCCCGCAGGGACCATTCTCTCCAGTGGAGAGAATGGAGGCGGAGGAGGCCCGGCAGGGCGGGGAATCTCCGGCATCGGGCGCGTCTGGGCCGATGGCGAGGTGGTCGATCTCAGCGAGGTGACATGGCGCTGGTATCCCGGCAGCGAGACGCAGCCCCCTGATCCGTTCATTTCCGCGAAGATGGGCGCGGCGAACACGCCGGCCTATCGCGGCACGGCCTATGTCGTGTTCGAGGAACTGCCGCTGTCGCGCTTCGGCAACCGCCTGCCGCAGCTTTCCTTCGAGGTGTTCCGCCCGCTCGATGATGACGACACCGCCGAGGGCCTTGCCCGCGCCGTGACCATCATCCCGGCTTCGGGCGAATTCTCTTATGCCACCCAGATCGTGCGCAAGAATGAAGGCGGCGACAGCAGCGCCGAGAACGTCAACGCCATGGCCGAGACCGCCGACATGGTGGTCTCGCTCGATCGCCTGGAAGCGATGGTGCCCTCGGTCGAGAGCGCCTCGCTGGTGGTCTCGTGGTTCGGCGACGATCTGCGCGCCGGGCAATGCTCGATCCGGCCGAAGGTCGAAATGCCGCAGAAAAACACGACGCCTGCATGGATCGTCAACGGCGTGAACCGCGCCAATGCACTGGTGGTCAGCGAGGACGATCAGGGGCGGCCGGTCTATGGCGGCACCCCGGCCGATTTCTCGGTGGTGCAGGCGATCCGCGAGATGAAGGCGCGCGGGCTGCGGGTCACCTTCTATCCCTTCGTGATGATGGACGTCCCGGCCGGCAACACGCTGCCCGATCCCTACAGCGACAATGCCGCCACCATCGGTCAGCCGGTGCTGCCGTGGCGCGGTCGGATCACCTGCTCGCCCGCTGCCGGCTTCGCCGGGACGGTGGATAAGACCGCCACCGCCGCTGCGCAGGTCAACGCCTTCTTCGGTAATGCGCAGCCATCGGATTTCAGCGTCAGCGATGGCGTCGTGACATGGACCGGCCCCGCTGGGGATTGGGGTTTACGCCGCATGATCCTGCACTACGCCCACCTCTGCACGGCGGCGGGCGGCGTCGATGCCTTCCTGATCGGCTCCGAAATGCGTGGGCTGACCCAGATCAGGTCCGGGGCCTCGACCTATCCGGCTGTGCAGCAGTTCCGCGATCTGGCCGGTGCCGTGCGCGCGATCCTCGGCCCCGACACGAAAATCAGCTATGCCGCCGACTGGTCGGAGTATTTCGGGCACCACCCGAGCGATGGCAGCGGCGACGTGTTTTTCCACCTCGACCCGCTCTGGGCGGATGCGAATGTCGATTTCATCGGGATCGACAATTACATGCCGCTCTCCGACTGGCGCGTCGGCTGGGACCATGCCGACGCGCAGGCCTGGCCCTCGATCCATGACCGCGCCTATCTGCAATCGAACATCGCCGGCGGCGAAGGGTTTGATTGGTTCTATGCCAGCGAGGCCGACCGGATCAGCCAGACGCGGACCCCCATTCTAGACACCATAACGCCGCAGCCTTCGCATGAGGCCATTTCCGCCATGCCTGGCGGATCGCCGACGCTGACCCGGAATCCGGGTGCTACATCGCCGGCCATCCCTGTGGGTGCCCGCAGGGACAGCATGACTCTGGCCTGCACCGTTCGATTCCCCGCGACCATTACGGATGGCCTGATCTTTGAGGTTGGATTTGCACAAGGGATATGGATTGGCGTCTTTGGTGGCACCCTGCGTTTTCTGGTTGATCGGAACCCCGATCGAGAGGTCCAATACGTCGATTATCCTGCAGCGGGTCTTGCCGGCCAAGCTGTCGAAATCGTCGCTGTGCTGGATTATCCGGCAGCAGAAATCTGGCTGGCGATCAATGGTGCAGTGGTCGGGAGAAGTTCGTTTTCCAGCCCCTTCATCGACCTCTGGGCCGCAAACGGGGGGATGGGATATGGCGTCGTCAACGGCGTGAATTTTGGTACGGGTCTAGTCTCTCTGCTTCCATGGCCAGGAGTGCTCTTGTCAAACGCTCAATGGTGGCAGGGAAGCATCCCAACAACAGCGATTGCGCCTCCAGTTGTGGCTGAACCGTGGATCTGGCGATACAAGGATATTCACGGATGGTGGTCGAACCCGCACCGGAATCGTCCGGGCGGGGTTCCCGCATCGGGACCGACCGCATGGGTGCCGCAGTCAAAGCCGATCTGGTTTACCGAACTTGGCTGCCCGGCGGTCGATCGCGGCACCAATCAGCCCAATGTGTTCTTCGACCCGAAATCCTCGGAATCCTTCGTGCCGTATTTCTCGCGCGGCTGGCGCGACGACGCGATCCAGCGGGCCTATCTCGAAGCCACCTGGCTGTTCTGGCGCGATCTGGCCAACAACCCGGCCTCGACCGGATATGCCGGGCGCATGGTCAATGTCTCCGAATGCGCGGCTTGGACATGGGACGCGCGTCCCTATCCGTTCTTTCCCGAACTGTCGGACCTCTGGGCCGATGGCGAGAACTGGCGGCTGGGGCACTGGCTGACCGGGCGGCTGGGCGCGGTATCATTGGCGGCGCTGGTTCGGCACCTCTGCCTGCGCGCTGGCCTGCCGGAAGCATGGATCGACGTCTCAAACCTGACCGACGCGGTGGACGGATATGTCATCACTGCGCTGGAATCGCCCCGGACCTCGATCACCATGCTCGCCCGGCATTTCGGTTTCGATGCGGTCGAGAGCGAAGGCCGGATCCGCTTCGTCATGCGCGGCCGCGCTCCGGTGGCAGCCATCGCCCCCGACGACATGGTCGCCGCCGCCCAGGGCGATGTGATGGACCTGACGCGGGGGCAGGAGACCGAACTGCCGCAGGCGCTCAAATGGCAGATGGCCCGAGCGGACGAGGCGTATGACACGATCACGGTCGAGTCCCGCCGGATCACAGTCGAGGCAAGCCGGGTGTCTTCCGACAGTTTCCCGATGGCGGTGCCGCCCGAGGAAGCCGACCGGCGCTGCCGCCGGGCACTGATGGAGGCATGGGTGGGCCGCGAGACCGGATCGTTCCGGCTGCCGCCGTCTATGCTGGCGCTGGACCCCGCCGACGTGATCCTGCTCGACCATGACGGCCGGCTGGTGGAAATGCGGATCCTGACGGCCTCGGATGCCGAGGCGCGCGCGATCGAGACCATCCGTCAGGACCGCGCCGCCTATGATCTGCCGCCGGGCAGCCCCCGCGCTGCCCATCTGGCCCGCCCGGTGGTGTTCGGCGCGCCGCTGGCCCTGATCATGGATCTGCCGCAACTGCGCGAGGATCACGTGCCGCACCACCCGTTGATCGCCGCCCATGCCCGTCCTTGGCCCGGCCAGATGGCGGTGTTCCGCAGCCCCGATCAGGACGGGTTCGATCTGGTCACGGTGTTCAGCGGCCGGGCGCGCATGGGGGTGCTGACGTCAGACCTCTATTCGGGGCCTCTCGCGCGCTTCGATCTTGGCAATTCGGTCTATGTGGACCTGCTGACCGGGACGCTGAAAAGCGTGACGGACCTGCGCCTGTTCGGCGGCGAGAACAGCCTTGCGGTCGAGCAGCCCACCGGCGGATGGGAAATCCTGCAGGCAGGCGAGGCCGAACTGATCGCGCCCGGCCGCTATCGCCTGTCCCGCCTCCTGCGCGGCCAGCGCGGGACGGATGCCGACATGGCCCCGATGGTGCCCGAGGGCGCGCGCGTCGTGGTGCTGGACGATATGCTGGCCGACCTGCCGGTTGCCGAGGCCGATCTCGGCCTGCCATGGAACTGGCGTATCGGGCCGTCCTCGCGGCCGGTCAGCGACGACAGCTATGTCGCGCAGACCTTCACCCCGACCGCGATGGGCCTGCGCCCGTTCTCGCCTGTCCATGTCGAACAGCCATGGCGGTGGGCGCGGGTGCCTGGCGATCTGACCATCCGCTGGATTCGGCGCGACCGCTCTCTCGCCGCCGATAACTGGAACGCGGTCGAAATCCCCATGACGGAGACCGGCGAAGCGTGGCAGGTCCAGATCCTCGACGGGGCCTCGGTCACGCGAACCCTCACGGCTTCGACCACCAGCGCCGTCTACACCGGCGCGCAGCAGGTGGCCGATTGGGGCGCACCGCTCGGCCCCGGCGCATCCCTCGATATCCGCATTGCCCAGATCGGGCAGGCGTTCGGCGCGGGGGCTGCCCCCGTCACCACCCTCTGGTTCTGATCAGGAGACACGCATGTCCGAGACAACGGCGCACCTCGCGCTGCCCTTCATCATGGCCGCACAGGCCCAGAAGCATGTGACCCATAACGAGGCGCTGCGCCTGCTGGACGGGATCGTGCAACTGGCGGTGCTGGATCGCGACCGGGCCGCGCCACCCGCCAGCCCGGCCGAAGGTGCGCGCCATATCCCCGGCCCCGGTGCAACCGGCGCATGGGCCGGCTGGGACGGCAGCATCGCCTATTGGATAGACGGAGCCTGGATGCGGATCCTGCCCGCGCCCGGCTGGCTGGCCTGGATCGAGGCCGAGGCGCAGCTGGTGGTCTGCACCGGCAGCACCTGGCTTCCGGTGGTCGATGCCATGGGCTTCATTGCGCAGGCCGCCGCCGTGGCCGTGGCGCGGGAGGCAAACGGCGCCAGCACCGGCATGGCGGTGCTGGAAGAAACCCTGACCGGGCTTTCCGGGGCTTCGGTCGACAGCAGCATCCGGATCCCGAACCGCGCCATCGTCCTCGGCGTGTCGGCCCGCACCATCACCGCCGTGCTGGGCGCCAGCTCCTATGATTGCGGCATTGCCGGCGAGCCGTCCAAATTCGGCGGCTCGCTCGGCGTGGCCGTCGGCAGCAGCAATATCGGCGTCATAGGACCGACCGCCTTCTATGCCGACACGCCCGTGCGTCTGACCGCCAATGGCGGCGCATTCGCCGGCGGCGCGGTGCGCATCGCCATCCATTACCTGACCTGCGGCGCGCCGGGTTGAGGTTGAACTCGTGGGAGAGGACTTCATGGACACGATTCGCGAATGGTGGGGCGCGATTATGGCGGCGACCGGTCTCGGCGTCTGGCTGATCCGCCTCGAGGGCACCTCCAGGACGGCGCTGCGCGAGGTCGAACGGCTGGAAAAGCAGCTCGACGCCGACCGCAGGTCCTCATCCGAGGCACGCCGCGAACAGAACGAGATGCTGCGCGAGATGCGCGCCGACATCAAACGCCTGCTGGAGCGCAGCGGCAGCCCGCGGGGCTGACCACCCCTCACCCCGATCAACCAACCGATCCGCCCCGCCATCCTGCGGGGTTTTTCATGTGGAGATCCCGATGACGTATTATCAGCACTGGCGGAATGTTCCGGCGAAGGAATGGCACTGGCCGAACTTCTCACCGGCCGAAATCGCCTGCCGTGGCACCGGCAAGATCCAGATCAATGAGGATGCGCTGGACAGGCTGCAGGAGCTGCGCGTGATGTTGGGCAAGCCGCTGATCGTCAACTCCGCCTATCGCAGCCCGGAGCACAACAAGCGTGTCGGCGGGGCCAAGGCTTCGCAGCACCTGAATGGATGCGCCTTCGATATATCGATGGCCAATCACGATCCGGTCACCTACATCGCCGCCGCGCGCAAGGCCGGATTCAAGGGAATCGGCACCTATCCCCGCTCCAACTTCGTCCATATCGACACCGGCCCCGCCCGGAGCTGGGGCGATCCGTTCTCGGCCCGGCCAAGCCGCTTCGCCGCCGATGCGGCCCCTGCCCGCGAGCACCTGGCCGACAGCCGCACGATCAAGGGCGGCGGCGCGGCCGGGATCGGTACTGTCGGCGCGGCCGGCGTCGAGGTGGTGCAGTCTGCGCTGGCCGAAGCACAGGGCGCGGTGCAACCGCTGATCGGGCACCTCGACACGCTCCGCTGGGTGTTCGTCGCCCTAGCACTCGGTGGGATCGCGGTGACGATCTATGCGCGGCTGGACGATTGGAAGCGGGGGCGGCGATGATTGCCGTTCTCGCTTCGCTCTGGCGGCGGGCACTCCCTTGGCTCACGCTGGCCGCCGCCATCCTCCTGTTCATCCTCGGTACGCGGCGAACCGGCGAGAAGGCCGGGCGCGCGGCCGAGCGGCTGGAAAACCTCGAAAGGACCAATCATGCACGTCAAAGGATGCTGGAAGCCGGGGCTGATCGCCCTCGGGATCGTGATGATCTTCTTGAGCGGCTGCGCGAGGGCGGCTTCTGACCACGCCGCCTGCCCGCCCGTGGTCGAATACCCGGCAGAGTTCCAGCAGCGCGCGGCGGCCGAGGTCCATGCGCTGCCGCCCGGGTCGGCGGTTGAAGGGATGTTGGCCGATTATCACGTCATGCGGCGGCAGGCAGCAGCTTGCAGGTGAAGGTTGCCTTCGGGCGCGCTCCCCCTCGACTGGCATCCCAAATCCAAGCCGAGCGGCAGCGCACCCGTCAAACATCGCAAGTGTCCAGTCTCACGGCACACCTGCGCGGTCGGCAATATATGGGCCGACCATGGTGAGCTCCGAACGGGTTCGCCGCCATTCCCACCGCCGCGCTTGATCCGGCCCACCGTCCGGCGTCTCCCGCGGTCCCCGCGCTTGTCGGGTCCGGGTCCCCATCATCCGCGAACAATTCGCCCGCTATTCTTCCCTATTGTCCTCGTTTTTCGGAGGCGCACCCGGCCGGGACAGGCCCGCCACGATTTGCTTGAGCTCGCCGAGAATTTCGCCGTGGTTCTTTTCGAGGTAGCGGATGAGACGATCATTCGTGAGGAGCCGTTCGACATAGCGACCTGCCACGACAAGACGCAGGTGATCGGGGCCAAGCGTCTCCTCGATCAGCTTGATGTTCTTTTGCAGGCTGGCCATTTCCGCCTTCATGCGCTCGGCTTGCTCACGGGTCACGCCGACAGGCTCTTTCTTCGAGGCCGGATCGACAAGGTCGTCGGCATCGGTCGCGGCCAGAATGGCTTCGGTATAAGCCACGGTGTAATTGTTCGCGGCGATCATCAGTTCGGCCGCCTGAATCTGGCGCAAGGGCTTCATCTTGCGCAGGGACCGGAAACTGTTGACCGGGCAGTGTTTGGCCTTCAGGAGTTCCGCCGCCTCGGGGCAAATACCGTTCAGAAGGGTCCGCTTTCGCCGGATCAGCGCCAAATCCACATTCAGAGCAGCAGCGATACGGGCCTCGGGCACGCCGCGCTCGATGGCGCGCAGGATCATCTTGTGTTCCTGGATCGTGGCGAGGCGGCTGATGCGCTTGTTATAGGTAAAGGATTCGTCGTCGGTAGCGACCAGGCAGGTGACGACGTCCGCGGCCATTTCCTTCAGGACGTGCAGCCGAACATGGCCGTCGAGCAGGATGAACGTGCCATCCTGACCAGGAGCGCGCGCAACCACGAGCGGTTCGATCAAGCCGGCCTCGCGGATCGATGCGGCGATCTGCGCATATTTCTGGCTCTTGGGAACCGTAATCGGCAGTTGCTTGACCGGCAGGATGGCAGCAACCGGAATCTGTTGCAGGACTGGCTCGAATCCCGGCCCCTTGGGCGGGGGCATTTTGCCCATATGTGTCATGTCCGTGGTTCCTTCAGCCCCTCGACCACCATGCGCGGCAGGGAATCGAGTCCCTCGGCGCGAAGCAGGGTCAGAAAATTCTCATCGTTGAGCAGGGACTGAAACGCTGCGTCAAGAAACAGCAGGCTGCCGCGCGTTGACTGCGCCCTGCGGATCATGTCCTGCTGGCGCTCTGCCTCGATACGATAGGCGCGGACCAGCGCCGCCGAGCTCATCCGAACCCCGGATCGCTTGGTGCGCGTGGCACCTTTTTTCCTGCCATGCCGGTGGCGCAGTTCCACCAGCCGCCGTGCTTCCAGCAGCTTCTTGCCCCGCAACTCACCCGAGGCATAAGCTGCCTCCAGCGCCTTCTGCACATCCTTCTCTTCGGCCCGGGTGATATACAGTGCGACGCTGAGGGGCATCTGGCCGGTCTCGACCGCGATCAGCAATCGCTCCTCGCCGTTGGCGATCAACTCGCCGATTTCGTGGACATAGGACTGTGACAATCCTGTCTTTTCGGCAATCTGGATATCCGAACATCCCCGGTCGCGAAGAACCACGATGTCCTGCATGAGTTCCAGCGGTCGTTGCTGGCGGCGGGCGATGTTCTCGATCACGCTGCGCAGTAGCCGTTCGACCTCGTTTGCATCCACGACGATGGCCGGGATATGGGTTTCGCCGAGGGCAACATAGGCCTCCATCCGCCCCTGACCGCACACCAGGCTATAGGTATCTCCTGACCCAGTGTCATCCCGCGCGACGGTGATCGGCTTCTTCAGCCCCACCTTGCCGATACTGTCCACCAGCGCACGAAAGGTCTTTTCCGACCGCTCGCGAGGATTTTCCACTGTAATCGCTGCAATCGGGATGATCCGCACCTCACCGCGGGGCTCACACTCGCTCACCATGGCGCCACCTCGGAAACGGACACGCGGCGGGCCATGTCGAAGAAGAAATCCAGCGTCTCGAATCGAAATGCGTCCAGCATCAGGCCATTCTCCTCTGCAAGCCCCAGAGGTTTGCTCCGCATCTCGAATTGGGGCAGCAGGTAATAGTCGAGCGCGTCGGTATTTGTGCGGTCCATCCGGATGGCGATGGTGATGTCCGGCGCGAGGCCGGTGTCGAAGCGGATCTTCCAGCGCAAGCTGCCCGAGGAGGTTTCCCGACAGCGGGCGACGACAACGGATGCCGTGAATTCGCCGTTGATCGTCAGCAGGTCCGTCACAGGATTTCTGTCCACGGCACCACCAAGCCGGGTGATTTCGTGGATCACGCGCTCGATCTCGTTGCCGTGAAATTGCCGCAACAGGCGGTTGGCTTCGATGTAGCGATAGTCGCGATCCGGGGTGAACCCGACAAGGGAATAGGCCCGGAGCAGGCTGCCGAAGCGATGGGCATAGGCGCCGCTGGAGGGCATGCCGTTCGCCTCGTCGATCACCAGCCCCGAGATGTAGCCATGGCGCTGGAAGAGCCGGGTGAGCCGATCCAGCATCTCGTCGTCGGAAAAGCGACGGTTGCGCGCCGCGATGATCGCCTGCACCTTCTGGAACTGCTTCGGCTCGACGATGGCCTCGAAGGCGCCATTCGAACGGATCCACATCTCCGGACCGTTGGCGACCCGCTTGCGTTTCAATTTGAACGAGCGTCGGTTGTAGACGTTGTTGCCGATGTATTTCTCATTGGTCAGGATCTGGCGGACGGTCGCACGTGTCCAGGCCCGCCCGAGATCGGTGAGGATGCCACGTTCGTTCAGATCGGTCGCGATTTCGCTTTCCGTCCGGCCCTGCTTCAGGAACCGGCGGTAGATCCAGCGCACAGTCTGAACCTCCTCGTCTGGTCCGGGAACAAGGACGACGCGATCTGTCTGAAGGCTCTTGTGCTCACCGCGCTTCAGCTCGGCCTTCACCTCGCCACGTTCATTGAGCAGGGCGCGGCGCAACCCGAAACCGGCCGGTCCTCCCTGACGATAACCGAGTTCAATCAGGCGGCATTGACCTGCAAAGACCTTGACCGACAACTCGCGGCTGTATTCTCCAGCCATGGCGCGCTTGACGCTCTTGATGATGGTCGAATTTGGTGATCCGTCGTTTTCGAATTGTTCCGCGCAATATGCGACCTGCATCCCCGCCTTGCGGCAGCGGTATTCATAATAGGCCGACTCGTCCGTGTCCTGAAATCGCCCCCAGCGTGTGACGTCATAGACGAGGATCACGCTGAATTCGGCTACGCCGGATTCAACGTCGGAAATCATCTGTTGCAAGGCCATCCTGCCGCCGATGATCAGTCCGCTTTTCGCATCATCCGAATAGGTTTTGACAATTCTGATCCCGCGCCGCTCGGCGTATTCGCGAATGGTCTGTGCCTGGTTCTGGGTTGAATATTGCTGATGCTCGGTCGACATCCGGACATATTCCGCAGCAAACAGTTGCTCGGGCGCGTCCGCCAATTCTCCAGATGAAGGTGTCCTTGCCCGAGCCACGCCCGCCTCCCGATCAAATCACGCAGGCAGCGATGACCGAATGGCCCCACATCGTCCGTGTGGGCGCTGATACGAACTGCCGCTTTGATGTCCTTTCCACCTGATTATCGGAAAGGACCGTGGCAATGCGGGCGAAGATGGGCACAATTGTGCCGAAAAAGGGCACAACTGTGCAGATCCAAGCGGATCGAGCCCGGTATCGCGAGGCTGTCGCTGCCGCCCTCCGCACAGAACTGGGCCAGACCCATCAGGCCATCAAGACGGCGATGCGCTGGACAGGCGCAAGTGAACGCGCCGTAAAATACTGGCTTTCCGGAGAGCGGGGACCGAGCGGCGAGCATCTGATCGCGCTGGCCCAACACTCCGACATGGTGCTGGTGACCATTCTGGCCATGGCCAATCGGCTGACGGATGGCCAGCATAGATGTGCAAGTTGCCCCGATCGGCTTCTCGTGTTGCAAATCCCCGGACAGAAACAGAAATCGTCAGAGGATCTGCAATGCCGATGATGACGGATCCTCTTTGTCACCAGTCTGCCCTCCCACTTCGTCGTCAAACTTCCTTGATAGCAGACCACTGACGGCAAGCCTTCTTGATGACGAAATTCTCACTTATTCTGTTGCCAACGCAGTTAGGGGTGACTAGCTTGACATCAACCCCTCTTGACGACAGAATCGGCGCGAATATGGCCACCAAACCCTATGATCTGACAGACGCAGCGACCTATCATGCCGGCGCCTTTCCCCCCGCCACACTTGATTACGAGGCTGTTCTTGGGCCGTTGGAAGAGGCTGCGGCCTCGCTTGCACGATACGATACCAAGATGTCGGGGATGGTTAACGGCGAGTTGTTCCTCACACCCCTTCGGCGTCAGGATGCCGTCACCTCGTCCCGAATGGAGGGAACGATTTCGACCATCGAGGAACTCTATCGCCTGGAGGCAGAAGAGGACGCGGGTAGCGTCGATCCCTATCGGGAAGCGCGCAACGACGATATCGAGACCTACCTCTATTCCCGCGCCCTCCGGAATGCCCAGCAAGCGCTCGCCGAGGGCGCGCCGCTTGGTGAACACCTGATCAGAACCGCACATCAGCAGCTTCTCTCCTTTGGTCGTGGAGCCCGGAAAAGGCCCGGCAGCTACAAGGTCGAGCAGAACTACATCGGGGATGAGAAGCGCGGAAAAATTCATTATGTGCCGATCGCTCCAGAGCACTTGGCGCCCGCCATGACCGATCTGGTCCGGTTCATGAACGAAAGCGCGATGCGACCTCTGATCCGCACGGCCATCGCGCATGTAGAGTTCGAAGCCTTGCACCCTTTCGAGGACGGTAATGGCCGGATCGGCCGGATGCTGATCACGCTGATGCTGTGGAAGCTCGGGATCCTGAGCCAGCCAAACTTCTTCGTGTCAGGTTACTTCGAAGCCAACAAGGACGAGTATATCGAACGGATGCGCGCCGTCTCGACGACAGGCGACTGGACCGGCTGGGTGGTCTTCTTCCTCCAGGCGATGCACGAGCAGGCCACGGTCAACATCCAGACCGCCGATGCGATTTTCCATCTCCACACCGAGATGCGGGAGCGGTTCCGCGAGGTGCTGAATTCGCAGTTCCATGACCAGGCGCTGGATTTCGTGTTCGCGAGCCCGGTGTTCCGCAACGACCGTTTCGTGGATCGATCGGGGATCCCGGCATCTTCGGCACGTGCCCTGTCGAGGCGGCTTGTCGAAGCAGGCCTACTGCGCACCATGGAGCCGGCAGCAGGTCGTCGAGCCGCGCTTTACGCATTCGATCCCCTCCTCGACCTGCTGAAGGTCTGACGGAGCCATTCTGCGCCGCCCGCTGCCGTTGAATATCGGCGGCTGCGGCTGGATACCGTTTTTCTGTCTCGGTGTTGATGTGGCGTTGATGTAACCTGCGAACGCAGAAAGCCCCGCTTGGGTGCGGGGCGTAAGGCGTTGTATTCTTTGATGTTTTTGGTTGCGGGGGCGCACAACCACCGTAACCTACCTGAGCTCAGATGCGCCGTTTAATTTTCCCCTCACCATAACATCAGCATCCGGGGCGCAGTATAGGCTATCCCGGCTTTGTTGCGCAAATGGCTGACGGGATTCATCTTGCGAATCCAGTGTGCTAGGACGTGTTGACAAAAGGGGTTCCAGCGGTCGGCATCCTGTGATTCAAGCTCATCTCTGCTTTGGAGATGATCTTGGCACGCAACCTGATATCCGACGATGAGTGGGCCTTTTTCGCGGGTTTCATTCGTGCCGTCAGGCACCCGAATGGGCGCAAGGCCTCCAACCATCGGCTTGTTCTGGATGGTATTTTCTGGATTGCAAGGACTGGCGCGCCGTGGCGGGACTTGCCCGTGATCAGCCCCACTTGAGTGGTCCATTTTAAAAGTTAGTGCATCGCCGGTCTTTGGTCCATCGGAAGGATGGTTTCCGGGGCTGGCGGGCGATAGCCCAATGCGCTGTGTGGTCGTTTCGTGTTGTAGTGCTTCCTCCATTGCTCGATCAGTATTTGTGCCTCGCGGAGGCTGTAGAAGACTTCTCCATTCAGCATTTCATCGCGGAAGCGGGCGTTAAAGCTCTCGCAATAACCATTCTCCCAGGGCGATCCGGGCTCGATGTAAGCCGTTTTTGCACCGACGGCGCTGATCCAGTCCCGAACGGCTTGGGCGATGAACTCCGGGCCATTGTCGGAG